CAGACAACCAACGGAAACGAGAACCATTGCCAAGGACGGTACTAGGTGTCTGAGCTTGATCGGAGAAGACCTCCACCACGGTGGTCATGGTGGCGGAAACATCACCAGCATCAGCTCCATGAGTGATCTGCAACTCTTGATCAACAGTACCGCCAGTTTGCCGGAATCCAACATTCTGAATCCAAGCGGAAGTGGCAGTTGCGCCTGAGAAAGTAGTGTGGCCACTGGTGTAAATCACGGCTGTGTGCTCAGCGTCGGCATCCGGCCAACGCACCATGTATGGAAGACCAGAACGCGCTTGCCCACATGGGTCGCAAACCATGGCGACAACAGAGGCATCGTACTCTGTGAGGTTGGGATTCTCCTTTTCCTCAACCATAGCACGCTTCATAATATTGGAGAGTACGTTTTGGGAAGGCAAACGCGTCTGGAGATTTTGACGCGCTGAGATAGCACGGGGCACACGAGCCTGAAAAACACGTGGTCTTGTAATCGGTTGTTTTCTGCGCCGTGGTGCTTCATCAACGTCTTGGAGATAGACGGTTTGAGCGCCACGCGAGGGTAGCCGAGTGGGAAGGCGCTGCCGCCGGGGAAGATCGACAGCAACGCGTTGATAGGGGAGGGCCAACAATGGGGAAGTGACACGAGCCATTAGGATGGATATGAAGAACTAGACGGAGAAGAACTCCACGAGTAAGCCGCAAAATGAGGGTTAGAAATCGTCCTTGCTCCGCACCACTTCTGGCAAGTGGCGCGATTGTGAGAAGCACTCGTCAGGCTCCAAGGCTGCGGCCAGACCATAAAAGCCATCGATAGAATAACGGGAAAAAAGCGCTTCTTCAGAAGCGAAAGAAGGAATGATATTGTGGTTGCCAAAGCGCGAGTTACGTATAAGATACGGTAACTCACTCCACGACTCCTCCCGGTCGAGCTTCTGGCCAACAGCGATTGGTTCAAGAAACTCGCTTACGAGAGGGGTGGCAGAGAATGCGTACCCTGCAGAGTCTGCAAGTGAATGTAGGAAAGCAGAAGGGTATGCGTGCGCGAGCCAAGATGAAGAGTAGAAAAGCTTCGGGAGGCATTTCCCAATCTGAGGTTCAAGAACGAAAGTTTCTGACTCGTCGACGACAGCAGGAACGGGCCTGGCAGATAGAAATTGAATGCCATAGATGTCAGAATCTTGAACTCTCATCTCGAAGCCGTAGAGAGAATGTTCATGTACAACGCGATCGGGAGTCGCGTAAGAACCGTCGTGAAGGAGCAAGTTTGAAAAAGGGACGCGTGAAGCAATGGCTATGTCGTCAGAAAAAGCAAAAATCTTGACGTCACATCCTCGATAAATATATGCAGTATGCGTCCCAGATAGTAAAGTGTTACCAGAGGATGTGTTAGAATCACCAGAGTTGCGCGCGGCTCGCCGACGACGAAAACTAACATGATGACGAGTTCGCAGAAAAGCGAGGGGTTGTTCAGACATAGCAGCAGAAAAAGCCATGTCAACGCCACAACTCTGGGAAAACTCGAGCTCGAATTTGCATGCAGGAGAAGTGACGCAGGCATCGAATGCACTAGCGTCCATGCTGCGCCAGTAGGGGTACTCCTGATTAACCGTGTGGAAAATCTCCCCCAAAACCACACGATCAAGGTGCAAACAAGGGATGAATGGAAAACGGGTTGATGTGTCAAGAACTGAAGATGGGGATTCAGAGAAAACGGATGCTAGAGAGTTGACAGCTGCCTTCACAGTAGGTCCGATGTATTGATGTGAAGAAAAGCCTACAGCTGAAACCAGCCGATCGGCACAAGGAGTGGACACCCCTTGAAGATGAGTAACGAGTTTCTCATCCTTAGCAGCTGCCAACCGAGTACCAATAGGATACTCTAAGATGTTGTCAGACTCGAGCTGCAGGACGCGACGAGACGCGGGCTCGAGGGAGTCGACCCAGTCGGGGTAGTCGTAAGGGTCGGTCCAGTGTTGGCGCAAAGAATCAAACGAGGGTTGTGAACGGACCCACTCGCTGACTCTCCACCAAGCAGTGACGGGGTTGTGGTCAACGCACTTGCTAACGCAGAGACGATCGCGGATGGCGGTGACTTCGGATCGAGCATCACGGACGGGAACGGTGGGGGTGATACCACAGAAGGGGACGCCAAGGTTAACAAGGCCCTCGTCGGAGCTGAGGGCGTAACCGAAGTCATCGGTAGGATCCCACTGGGAGGCTGTGTCTTTTGATCGAATGCTAAGGGCGAGCCGTTCGTCAATTGGCTTCCCTTTTCCAGGTTTGAGCCACCTGGGGATGAGGGAGAACCCAGATGCGAGTTTAAAACATCAGCCTCAGGGATGGACACAGGAAGGGTCGATGCGGAAGAAGCCAACTTCCGCATACGGTACCACCGAAAGCAGGGAAACGCCA